ATATTCTGGGAATTGGCCAGGTTGACAAGATATGCGTTCCTGATGCTAATGCTGTTCGGCTCAACGCCGGGGGTGTCGCTGGTCTGCACGACAGATCGGGTGGCATGGGTGTAGAGCTTGCCGGTGAGCGTGCCCACGCCCTCAACCACAGCTCGGTTGCAGTTGCTCTCCAGAATCGTCAGCGTCCCGGTGCAGGCCAACGAATGCACCGGCGCCTGCTGGAACCGAACTTCGGTAGCCCCGGAGGATGCAGCGCCATCTGTGTTGTCGAAGAGGATCACTTCCCGATCCTGATCCGATGCAAAGAATGTGTGCTCCGTGACGTTGACGCTGTCTGCAGGCGAGAGATAATCAATGGTGCCGCCGTGGAAGATATGTCGATCCTCAACGGAAGTAATCTGAGACGAATCCGGGAAGCTGAAAAGCATATCGCCCTGACTGTCCTTCCCGAGCGTTGCCCCAACCGCAAAGATAACTTGGTGGAGGTTGGCACGCTTGCTCTGCAGCCCCAGCCAGCCATACATTGGGATGTTCGCCAGATCAGGGCTCACCGTGTACCCCATGGACGGGCCAATAATATCCGCCACCACTTCAGCAAAGGGTTGCCCTGTGAGCATGCCGCCGTAATGGTCCTGGCGTTCCAGAATGCCTACAGCAGAGACCGCAAGAATTCGATAACAGTACCGGGAAACCCTTTGGATGCGGTAGGAATAAAAGCGCCCGCCCATGCGCACGCCGTCCTCGAAGCACCAAACCGGGGTACCATAGGGCCACTGAGAGAACGCCGGATCATCCGCAAGAAACTCCTCAAAATTGCGCTGCACCAAAAATGTACTGCCTTCGCTGGTGCTCATGGCTTCAGCTTCTTCCGGCACAAAGATTTCGCTTGTTGCTCGCACATCAACGACCGCAGTGAGCTGGTCAATTACCAGTTCGCTGCCGGAGATAGGCGTGGACAGCACTGCAGAAAGGCTGCAAATGCGTTTGTTTTCAAAGACATGGATGGGAGTGCTCAGGCTCCCGATGATAATTTGATACGCCATGGCGCCTCCTTATCTTTCGCGGAGCGTGATCGTCAGCCCGTCAAACCAGCTGGGCGCATTCGGTTCAAGAAGGGCAACGCTTCCCACGCCTAGCGACGGCATAAAATAAGCGGTTCGTTCTTTGGCTTCCTTGGGATCCCAGAAAGTTACCTCGACATATTCCTTCACACAAGCCGAGAGTAGTGCCGACATTTCAGCTTCTGTGAGAGAATTGCAGGAAAGAGAGAGGACGGCCTTCCATGCGAGGATGTCCGTCATTTCCGATCCGTCCAGCATCATGCCGCCGTTGTTGCCCATACGGGGCTCGTAGCTGAAGGAAACACCGTATTTGTTTACATAGGTCGAGAAGTCCACCCCGCCGATGCGCAAGGGTAAGCGTTTCATGCGATCCCTCCTTCAACAAAGGATTCTCCGTGTCTGATGGCCTCAGCCTGGTTGTGATGGAATGTTTTTCTGGCGACAACTTCTCCGTCCAGCTCCAATACTGCTGTCACAGTCACAGGGGTGCTGCCTCTCTGACCAATGGCAGCTGCGCTGACCATGGCAGCCGTCATCTGCTGCATCTGCGCTGCGGTGACACCGCTTTGCGGAGATCGCAGATCTGCGCCCATGGCGGTATACACTCGGTTTTCCGCTGCGGTCAGAACTCGCTCACCCTCGTGCAGCAGCGCGTGGTAATTGTCAAAGGGGACATAGACAAGGCCGTCCGCATGGCTGCCGTCCGGGTTGTGCACGAAGTCAAAGTTGAAGCCCTGACCGGTCATGCTGCCGCCGGCTTCCCGCATCTCCTCGCGCATGTTCCGCATCTGATCGTTAAACTCCTTTGTCTTTTCGATGGCCGTTTTCAGTGCCGGCACTACTACCTTGGTGATAGCCTCGGCCCCCAGATTGATGAGCCCGGCCGCGATGGGGGCCAGCGTCTCGCCCAGCTCGCCCATGGCTGCGTCCATCTTCGCGGTGGACTCATTCATCGCCACGATGTCGCCGTTTTGGTCGATCCATGCTTGCCCGGTCTCAGCAAGTCCCTGCCGACCCAACTCCTGCAGTACTACATTGAAGCGCCCGGCCTCCGTCTGGCAGTCGGCCAGCTTTTCGTTGAATTCGTCCTCACTGACGCCCGCCATGACCAGCAGGTCGGCGAAGGCACCGGTGGCCGTGCCGGCAGAGATCGTCTGCTGTACCGCTTCAGAGATGCTCTCAATGGGTGCAGACTGTCCCATAGTGACCCATGCGCCAATGGTGGCATCGGTCAGCTCGTTCAGACGATCCTGGTTCAGCCCAAGAGACTGCAGCTGCGTGGTCGCCTCCACCGCAGCACCGGTGTCGCCGATAACGGAATAAAGCCGGTTGTAAACGGCAGTCGTTTCCTCCGCGGAATATCCCGCATTCTGGCCGGCCTGCTGGAGGGTGCCCATCACCTGCCGGTATTCCTGCGTACTCTCCACCACACCGATAATGGCGTCGCCGACAGCTTTGATGCCGCCCACGATGGCAGTGCCCACCACGACGCCCTTGAGATTCTTGAACTGCTTAATGAGATCGCCGAGGCCGGTGTCTCCGGCAAGATCCTCAATACCGCCGTCGGTATCCTTCATCTTGTCGGCCAGATCATCCAGCGAATCGGCGTAGTCATCGCTGCTCTTGCGGGCTTCATCCAGCTGCTCCTGGTTGGTGTCCAGCTCACGGTTCATGCGGAACAGTTCCGCCTGTGCCCGGTTAAGGGCCTGCTGGTACTTGTCCAGCTGGACCGAGCCTTCGCCGTAGGCCTCTTTGCCATCCTCCATGGCACGCTGCAGGGCACGGACTTTCTCCTCCTGCTGCTCCACACTCTTGCGGAGGACGCGGTTTTTCGCTTCCAGGGCATCCACGCTCTCCGCCTGATCGCGGAACTGCTCCTCCACCAGCTGCATCTCACTCTTCAGGTTGCGCAGCTCTCCGTTGACAGCTGCCATCTCCTTCTTGAACTGTGCTTCCTGGTCAAGGGTAATGGTTGTTGTAATTGTTCTTGTTGCCACTTACTGCTCCTCCCTCCGCAGGCCTCTGCGCCGGATTTCCAGTTCCTGCAGGTCAAACACCTGCCCCGGTGTCAGGAGCATGCCTTCCCGGAGATCCAGCCCCAGAAACTGCGAAACCACCTGATGATACCGGGCGCGGGTCGGCCGGGTTCCGTTTTTTTTTCAAGCTCCCGCCAGCCGAGATCCACCGGGCCGTCTTTCTGCTCGCGGATCTCCATGCCAAAACCGAGGGCCACCGCATTGGTGATCGCCAGCTTGGCACGGGGAACGTCCGTGGGCATCAGCAGCGCCCGGAAGGCGGATTCGGGAATCATCCGGCCACGGTCATGTCCCAGATACCGGCGCACCAGCTCGCCCTGCTCGCTCAGCTTCCACAGATACCAGCAGATGGCGTCATAGGCCTGCTTGTCGCCGCTCTGGATCGGATCCAGAACAGACTCCAGTGCCCCAAATTTTTCGTAGATGTCAAACAGCGCCGCGCCGTTGAAACACAGGTGCAGCGTTTGGCCGTTTAACTCAAATTCCTTGGTTTTCATAGGATCTCTCCTTATACGTGAAAGGGCGGGAAGATCCCGCCCATATCATCGTGCAGCCGTTCAGGCGGTTGCGGCCTTGACTTTGTTGTTGACCCATGCTACGGCTTCAGCCTCGGTGTTGAAGTAGTCGCTCTGGATTTTCCAATCACCGCTGTTGCAGCTGGTGCCCAGGAAGCGCAGCTTGCAGCCGGTCAGGGTGATGCTGTCGCCCTTGGTGGCGTATTCGGCGCCCTGCATGGTAGCCTTCACTTTGGGATAGAAGACACCCTTGAACGCCTTTTTGTTTCCGGCCAACAGCTCGTTGACATAGAATCCCAGGCAGCCATAAGGCGGGTTGTCTTCTGCGCCGAAGTGAAGATCCTTACCCTCACCCGCAGGGATGGAGGCGCCCAACACGGACTCGGCGTGCTCGTTGGGCATATCCAGGATTTCCACGTCGATCGTCACTTCCTTGAACTCGTTCACATGGCGACGCAGGGCATTGTCGCCATGGGCCTTAGCCTCGTTGAAGGTGGGGTTATCTGTAACCTTGTTCAACTCGCCAAGATTGATGGGGGTGCTGTAGTTGGGCAGTGCGCCGGCAGGTTCAGCATTGTCTGCCGCAAAGGGTGCCCACTGAAGCATTTTTGCTCCGTAATTCATGGCTTACCTCCTAAAGGTTTTTCGATTTCAGCCACCTGTCGAGTGGTCCGAAGGCGGCGTTGGTTGTTTGTTCCGCACTCCGCTCGTTAGCCGTGCGGATAAAAGGACGGGCCCGCTGGCCCCGTTTGCCGTATTCGTTGACAAAGGCAATCTCCGCATTTCGGGTGGATGTCTCGCCTCGTTTCCGGCTGCCATGGGGATAGACGTAGATTGCCCGGCCGCCATCCTTGGTCCGCTTGACCTTGGTCTTGCGGATCTTGGAAAGGGTCAGACCGGTGCGATGGACTCCCATGGCCTTGCCTTCGGCCTTCTGCGCCTCGATCAGCACATCTGCCTGAGCGTTAAGCATTTCGTCCACCACGTCCTCCGGGATCTCCTCGATCTCCTTCATGGAGAGCATCAGCTCATCGAGCCCGGACACGGAAAACTCCATGCGGCACCTCCCCGATGTCCTCAAACTCAAAGACGATGTGCCGACCGGCTTCCTCGTCCGCCGACGTAACCGTCGGGGCGGTGAAGTCCGCCGCCAAAATCGCCCGTACCAGTGCATATTTTGTCGCAATGGGATTGCTCCGGAAGGGAGCATACCAGTGCAGCTGCACAAGGCACCGCATGGCTCGGGGACGGTTATCCCCAAAGCCCACCGGGATCTCGGAATAATTGAAGGTGCAGTATTCCTCCGCAGCGCCGGTGTAGTGATCGGCCACACAGATGGGCACGATGGGCCTCACAGCGGCCTTGATTCTCTCTTCCAGGCTCATGCTCTGCCCTCCCTGCTGCTCCAGCTGCACCACAGCTCGATATACTGGTGGCTGTCGCCGTAGTCGTTGATGTACTCGATCTCGTACTCGCTGCCGCCGTACCGGACGAACATCTTCCGGTCAATGGGCTTGTGGGTGTATCGGATCAGGAATCGCACCTTCTCCGTACCAAAGTCGGCATTGGCTCTCATGATTTCAGAGCCACTCTGCTGGGAGAACTTCGCCCAGCAGCGGTGGACCACTTCCGGCTCAGAAGGCGGAGCGAGGTACCCGGAGGGATCCTCCGTCTCCGTCCTGCGGCAGATCTCGATCTTCTTGTTCAGCTCTCCGGCCTTCACGAACATGTCCCGGCCTCCTTACGCGCCGGCGCCTGTGCCCGAATCGGGCACAGGCTCGGCCAGTTTCAGTTGGTTGAGACGGCGGCGGAAGGCAGGGTTGTCCACGGTGGCAGCCTGTTC